CTTGATGTAGCTGATTATCTTGCCACTGCACAGGTAACTACACAGTCAGCTTTTGGTATGACATATATTGAGAACTTCCTTGGATTAGGCACAGTGTTCCTAAATAGCTCAGTACCAAAAGGTAAAGTTTATGCAACAGCTAAGGAAAATATTGTACTATACTACATTCCTGTAAACGGTGCAGACCTAGGTGAGGCCTTTACATTTACCTCTGACGAAACCGGCTATATCGGTGTTCACCACGAAAGCGACTATACAAACCTAACCAACGATACAACTGCAGTCAGCGGTGTAGGCTTGTTTGCTGAAAATCTTGCAGGCGTTGTGGTTGGTACTATTTTAGTGAATAGCGACTAATGGTAGTTAATGAACTTTTAGACCGTATTCGTAACCGTATAGATGATGATCAAGTAACAGACGTTAAGTTGTTAGAGATAGCTCAAACCGTTTCAGATAGAGTTTGTTTAAGGCTAGGTACTGACGAAGTGCCAAGCCTTTTTAACTCCATTGTAGTTGACGCAAGTGTTAAATTATATCGTCGCACCTATTACGAGGGTATTTCCTCCGAGGGTGACGACGGTATAACAACAGCATTTGTGAACGATATTTTATCTGAATATACAGAAGAATTTAACGAGTACAAGCAAAGTCATCCAAGTGGTGTTATAAAATTCTTGTAGGTGATGTAATGAAATGGATAAATGCAACACTGTACAGAAAAGAGCAAACAGGCACAGACAAACTGAAAAATCCTGTTTACGAGGATAAAGAAGTAGGTAACATAAACATTCGCATAACGCCTTGGTGTACTGCTATGCAGATTGAACTAGGGCAGGAGTATTTAGCAACTCACCGCAAGTTCATAACGCCATCTGCAGCCGATTTATTTACACCACAACATTTATGTAGTGTGGTTATCAACGGCGAAAAATATAGTGCTGAAGGCGTAAAAGCTTGTGGCAAGTTTACCTCTGTAACTGTCAGGGCGGTGAAACAGTGAAAATAGACTTTACACTTGATGGTTGCGATAAATTAGTTTCAAAGCTACAGAGCTTGAATAAAATACGCTTTGAAGCAGTAGTAAAGAAAAACGCTGTACAGCTTTTTAACTATATGAAAAACGGCAATACACCTGTAAAAACAGGCGAAATGCGACAGTCTTTACTTTTGAAAGACGATTTAGTTGCTTACACAAAGGAATACGCACCACACGTAGAATACGGTCATAGAACAAAAAACGGTGGTTGGATTAACGGTCAGCACTTCCTGCAAAAAGGTGTAGAACATCAGAAACCTATATATAAACAGGACCTCAAAAACGCTATCAAGAAAGAGGGTGCCTAAATGCTGAAAAAGTTGAGTATAGTTGATTTAATATCAGCTATGCAAAATCAGATTGAAGAAAATACAGGTTATAAATGCGTGGATAGCCCTGTAAATGAACCAAGCCCCTTTTACTACATAGAGTTTGTAAATAAAGAAGAGGCTAATACCAAAACAATGTGGTGCGAAAAATTCAGTGTGCTTGTGCACGTTATAAGCGAGCCGAACACAGGCAACACGCAAAATTACGATATGATAACTAATTTAGAAGAGGCAATGACAGAAGAATTACAACTGCCAGAGCCTTACACAGTTATCACACAAGTAGAGGCGGGTGTAAATGCCCGTCAGACAGACGAAACAGGCGAAAAGCACACGGTTATACTCTTTGAACTAAAGGTGTGCTACGGTTACAATATTAAATAATGGAGAGGATAAATTATGGCAGGAGAATATGATAACAACCTATATTGCGACTTTAACTCATCGGCAGCAAAAGCAGTTGCAGGTAAGGATATTTTACTTTGTATTTTTAATGCGGACGGCTCAAGCCTGCTTGCTATAGCAGGTCAACAGGGTTTGACAATTAGTAGAAGTGCCGACAGTATTGAAGTAACTAGTAAGGACACAAAGGGAGGCTGGAAAGCTAAAATTGCAGGTATGAAGGAGTGGAGCATCGACAATGATGGCCTTTATGTGGCGGATGACGATAGCCATAAGGCACTTGCAGCAGCTTTTGAAAACGGTGAATTTGTTTGCCTAAAGGTAATTAACAACAAAACTAAATTGCCTATGTTTGGCGGATTGGCAGTGGTTACCGACTACAGTCTTGAGGCGCCGCACGATGACTGTATGACCTATAGCATAAGCTTAGAGGGCAACGGTGCTTTGGTTGACCTATCAGTTGAAACAGTAGCAACAAAAATGCCTGAAACAACAGAAAGTGAGGAATAATTGATGACTATTATTGAAAACCAAGAACGAGAAATTGAACTTATTGACGAAAACCAAGAAAGCGGAATTAAGCTTATTATTGAAAATCAGGAGTATGAAATTGAGTTTACTCAAAAGCGAATTGAGCTTGTAGAAAACACTCTTAACCGCAGTGTTATGGGAATTTTTAACAATATTGAAAGTATGCTGTCACTGAAAGAACTTAAAACCTTTGTAGCCTATGGTCTAAAAAATACGGGTGCTATGGCTTTCATAAACCCTACCAAAGGTATGGAACTTGCAACAAAGCTACTTGAAAGTGTAGGTTATTCTACGCTGCTTGAAGAAGTAATGGCTGCAATTCAGAGGGACTGCGGTTTTTTCTTCCGAGATATTTAATTGATTTTGAGTATTTCGATATTCAACCTGAAACACCTGAATATGCAGAAACGGCGAAGCCTTACAGAAATGTAATGGACTTCGCTTTTTTTGCAGTAAATTTTGGATACAGTAAATCGGACTATCTTGCCTTAACTCAAACAGAAAAGCTGTTTATTGTAAAGGCATATGAAAATAAGGTTGTAGCTGATAGTAACGTGCTTAATATGGCTGTAGCTAATGCCGTTGCCAATGTATTGCGTAAAAAAGGAAAGCGTCCTCAAAAGCTGTGGAAGAGAAAATCTCGCATAATTGTTGATAAAGAAGTTATGCAGTCAACTATTAAACAAATCATAAAACACGAACAGCAAACAGGCAAGGGCTGGGTAGAAAAAATTTACAAAGCAAACGGCTATAAAGTACCAGCACAAAAGTAGGTGAGGTAATGGCGGATTATACATTAAGTGCAAAAATTACTGGTGATAGTAGTGGAATTACTAAAGCAACTAAAAAAGCAGAGAAATCTGTAGAGGAGTTTGCTGAAAAGAGCGAAGATGTGCGTGATAAAGTATCTAATAGTGCAAAATCAACAGCACAGAAAGTTAATGCCGCTGTTGACAATGTTAATCAGCACAGCACAAATGCGACTAAACCTATTATTAGTTCATCTGAGGGTGTGTCTAACAGCATACAAAAATCGTCGCAAAGTACAAAAAAATCCGTACAAAATGATATGGATAATGTTGTTGAAAAAGCTAGTAGTACCACCAATGGATTAAAAGGGGAAGCGGCAAATATAGCGGCGGCTTATACAAATTCGGCAGAAAAAGCTAAAAATTCAGCAAGTCATAGTTTGAAAGAAATTGCAGAAGAAAACGGCAAGACTGTAAATGAAGTTAAATCTGACGCTATGAAGATAGCAGCAGAATACAAAAAACAAGGAATGTCGCAAGCAGAGGCAATGAAAAAAGCTTATGCTGACATAGGCTACGTTGCTGATACTACTTCTGAAAAAGTTAAAAAGAAATCAAAAGAAATAGGTACACAAAGTAAAACTACCTCTGAAGACGTTAAGACTATTTCAAACAGTTTTAACGGTGTAGGAACCGTTGCAGGAACTCAGTGTGGACGCATAAACAGAAGCTTAGGCAGTATCAGCACAAAAGCCACCCAGATTAGTGCAAGTATTGCAAAGACTATGGAAAAAATAAAAAGCAAAGCTGAGAGCCTAAGTAAAAGCTTTAAGTCTGTTGGCGACAAGCTGACAAATAGCATTACTAAACCTGCAACTGCTGCCGCCACCGCTCTTGCAGGTATTACATTGACTAAGGGATTTACAAGGCTGACAGCTATTGATACAGCAAAGGCTAAATTAGAGGCGTTGGGCAACAGTGCAGAAAATATAACTAACATTATGGAATCTGCAATAGCGTCAGTAAAAGGCACATCTTATGGGCTTGACGAGGCGGCAACCACTGCTGCAAGTGCTGTAGCGGCGGGCATTAAGCCGGGAGAGGAATTAACAAGATACCTTTCGCTGACAGCAGACGCAGCGGCTGCTTCGGGGCGTTCTATGGCTGACATGGGTTCAATCTTTAACAAGGTTCAGACCTCACAAGCCGCCTATACAGAGGAGCTTAATATGCTGGCCGATTCAGGTATTCCAATATACCAATGGCTGGGCGAAGAGGCCGGGCTAAGTGCAGCAGAAGTAAAAGAAATGGCTTCAGCCGGAGAAATATCGTCTGAAACATTTTTAAATGCCATAGAAAAGAACATTGGCGGTGCGGCAAAAATTATTGGCGAAACATCATTTACAGGTGCATTGTCAAATATATGGGCAGCGGTTGGTAGAATAGGCGCAAATTTCTTAGATGCAAACGGCAACGGTCAAGGCTTTTTTACACAGTTAAAGCCACTTATGGTTGAATTTAAAGATAAACTGGGCGAGCTTGAAACTAAAGCAGGCGAATGGGGTCAAATCTTTGGAGAGGTGTTTTCTGGTATTGTTGAATACTTCAGAAACGGAAAAGTTGATGTTGAAAATTTCACCGACAAATCAGCAGAAATTGTTGAAAAGCTAGAACCTGTTATTGATGTTGTAAAGAAAATTGGTGAGAAATTTTCTGGCTTATCTCCCAAAGTACAAGCAGGTTTGGTTGGTGGTGTGGTTGCAGCAGGACCTCTTATTTCAACACTAGGCACGGTTATAGGCGTTGTTGGTAAGTTAATGCCCATAATAGCCGGCTTGTGCTCTCCTT